ACATTATGCGAAGCCAGAGGTTAGAGCGTGCGGGTGATCAGGGCTTGCCTGTAGCCACAGGCATCTGCCCGAGCTGGCTCAACTGACGCTCCGGCGCTTTCCCGAAGTTGTCCAACGGCCAGGGTCTGACAACGTACGACTTGCCGCCCTTGCTGATCAACACCCCGTAATCCCTGCGCTCGACCGTCCAGCCCAGCGACACCACGTCGATCCGACGGAACCGTTCCTTCACACGATACCCAGGGTCCAGAACGTCCATGACGAACTCGAACGCGGCCTGTTCGGGCTGGGGATTCTTGCGATCAAGGATCGCCGACAGCCGCAGATCGTACTGCTGCGCGAGCTTGTCCAGGTAGTCGATGGGCGGCGGCTCCTTCGGTTCTTCCGCCTTGGCCGGCGCCGCGGCTACGACGACTTGAGGCTGAACCGGCGCCGAGACTGCCGGCGTCACCGCGTGCTCAGTCTTGGGCGCGTCATGAACAGCGGCCTTCAGGTCCTGGTCGCCCGGCTGGAAGAAGTTCCAGAGGTACGCAACCGACACCGCAATCGCGATCGACAGTCCCCAGCCCAGCGCCTTGTGCTTCGCCTGGAACACAGAAAAACGCTTGTCCTGGTAGTTCGCAACGTTGGCCGTCCCGTCATCGTGGCTCTTGTAGAACCCGAAGAAGTCCTTGTTGTACGGCTTCTTCCCCGAGGCCGTCTGCTTGAACCGGAGCCGCCCGGCGCTGGAGTAACTGGCCCAATGGTACTGGTCGTCCTTGCCCATCATGTCCAGCTTGGTGAATCGCGTGTAGCGCTGGAGCCGCTTGCGCCACGTCTGATGCAGCTCGGTCAAGTCCTGGCCCATGATCAGAATGTCGATGCCCAGGTGCCGGTGCTCAGTCACGAACTTGGCCCAATCCGCCGACAGCGGTTGCCGATCAGGCGGCCAGAACTGGTTGATCTCGTCCCATATCCAGAGGCAGTCATGATGCCGGTTCGCGAAGAACTGGCCCTTCACCCACGCCACCTTCGCATCCTCGTCGAGTTCATCCGGTGCTTCCAGGCAGATCAGCAGCTGCTGGACCGTGGGCAACGGGATGGCCAGATGCTCGGAGATTGCCCGATGGTCAATGCCGCTGATGTTGGTCACCACAGTGCGACCGCTGAGCAGCGAGTTGACCACATGAACCATGGCCTCAAGGCTCTTGCCAGAGCCAGGAAGGCCCTCATGACCGAAAATCATGCCCTACCCCTCCCCTTACCATTGACCCAGCGTCAGCGCCTTGCGCAGCAGCCGAAACGCGACACCCGCGCCCAGGATGGCCAGCCCCTGCGGAATGCCGAAGAACTGGATGAACCACAGCACCGATTCAGGCAAACCACTGAACAGCGTCTGCAACTTGTACTGCACCAGGAACTGCGGAACCGGAAGCGCATTGATCAAGTACAGCGCGCCTTCCATGACGCCCTTGAATATCAGTAGCGGCAAATCAGCAATGAACTCCATGAAATCCTTGAACATGCCAAGGAACCATTCAAAGATTCGACCGAACCACGCCAAAAGCGCCTTAAACCAACTTGCCACCGTTTCAATAATTGCTTGCATACATCACCTCAATCAAGCATGGCGATATAGAACGCGCCGAACGCACAAAGAATCATCACAACGGCCATGGCCGCCGTCCTATATCCGGTAAACCAGGGCTGGCAGTGATGATCAAATACAAGTTCAGAGTGAAAGCTTGCACCCATAATCGACATATCGACAGGCGCCTGCCAAGTTGGACACGATGCGGAAACCGAAACATCGAAAAATCCCGTTGCCGCATTCACTATCGGCGCCTGTTCTACACGCGACAGATAGTTGTCAATAACGCTTTCTTTCGTTTCCTCGGTCGGCTTGTACTGGTCTTCATATGCGGGACCCTCGCAGTTTGTCGTGCATGGCGAAGGCGTCTGAGACTCAGGTTCAGTGGCAGGCTCCTCCCCCGTCACCTCCGGCGACTCAGTTTCCGTCGTCGTCGTGGGTTTCTCGCCATCCTTGCTAGTTGTCGTGGTCGTCGTTTTCGAGTAGTCGAAATAGTTCGGGCCGTAATTGATCGTGTAATTAGTTTCCGTAGTAGTGTTGGTCGTGCCGGTAGTGCCATCAGGACGCGTGTAAGTGCTTGTGGTCGAGCTTGACGGGCCTTTGACCGAGCTAGGTCCTTTCAACTGGTCGGCAAGGCTGGTCAGTTCGTCGTAGCACCGGCCAGGGCTCAACGAGCCTTCGCAAGAAGCCTCAAGCAAGCTCTTCAGCCAATCTGGGTTCGTCACCCCCGACAACGTGTCAGTAATGCCGTCATAGTCAGGACCAGTCAAAGGCTCTATATGCTCGCTAGGCTTCCACAAACTATCGCACTTGCCGGTTGAAATATTAAACCACACGCCAGGGTCGCAACTATTAGCGTAAATAATAGAAGAACCCACAATGCCGTTAATCCTGATTACACAGTTGCCACTCTGCGTAACCTCATATTCACAAGCCTGCTGACGTGTCAGCCCATACTTAAGATCAAGATAAACACCGCCAACATTTTGTGGCGGCCTGACGTAATAAACACCTGCCACCGCACCCGAGGGCACGTCACTTACCTTCTTAACCGGCTTGCCATTCTCATCAATAAAGCCCCCGATACTATCAAGAGCCATTGACATGGCCGCAGTTGCAGCAACGCCAACTATACCGCCGCGCAGTGCAGAGACAGCACCGCCCGCAATAGTGCGCGCACCTGCCGTTACTCCGCCATGAATACCACGCACTGGAATATTTGCACCGCCAGTACCACCGCGAGGAATATACTCGCCTTCCAAGGCTGGCCCGACGATAGTCAAAACTCCACCCGAAACACCGGACGCCTTCCCTCCCCTAACTTGATCACGAGCCGGAGGGACATTTACATTTTTTCGAGTAGCAGCCTCAGTTACTGTCGCGCATAAAACGCATAAGCAGAAACACCACCACACACTAAGCCGCCGAACACTGCAATAACGAGCCATATCATGATTCACCTGCGCGAAAAGAAGTTGGAATTCCCTGTCCTGGTCCGGCTGTGGCAAGCACAGACGGACCAGGACAGGGGAAGCTGAAACAAAAAGGGGCGCCCGAAGGCACCCCAGGCAACGCCGGCAGGAACTTAGCGACCGAAGAAGCCGGCCACCTTGTTGACAGCCCAGCGGGCGAAGTTCGGGCCGAGCTTGACCACGCCCATGGCCATGAATGCGGCGATCACAGCCGAGCCGTTGACCGAGCTGATCATCGACGAGAAGTCGAGATCGCCCTCGGCGGCGAAGGCCGGCACCGCGGCGGATGCAGCGACAGCGCCCAGGACCAGGACCAGGGCGGTTTGTTTCAGGTTGGCTTTCATAGTTCTTCCTCACGATTGGTATCGAAGAAACCGGCTAAAGAGCCGATGGTGTGGGCCACGACCGCACAGCCCAGGACGACGCCGAATGCGGTCGTGAACGCTGCCCCGAAGGCGACCGGATCAGGCCAGCCGAACAACTGAGCAACGGTCATGGACCCCGCGAAATCAGCCGGGGTCATGAGTACGTAGCCGGTGCAATCGCCGGTGAACTCACCTTGCGAGACGAGCCGTCCAGACTCGTCGACGACGATGCAGAGCGGCAGCATGATCAGGAGGCCGCTTGGCCAGTAGTCTTCGGCAGCGGTTTCACGCCGCAAATGCGGTTGCGCTGCATGTTCCGAGGGTCCGGCTCGAACTCGAAGTTCACAGACGACAGCGGTTCAACGCGCTGGAACTGGCTCACCGCTTCCGGCGCGATCGGCAGGTTTTGAGGTTCCAGGCCGAGGGCAAACTTGCGATCGGGGCGGGTCGATTGCGTGGCATCGACGGCGAAGTGCACGACCGTGATGTCATAGGCGTTGCCGGTCTTTTTCGAGGTTCCGGCGTCGCGAGTCAGGCCGAGATAGACGAAGGGCATTAGGGTTTCCTCTTGCGGATATACGGGCGATTTGTGCGCCCTGGACTGTGCTGAGGGATTGCGCCCAGCAGCGGGTTTCTACGGGCCGTGACGAACGCACGGCGCACGCGTTGCGAGTCGGTACGGGTAGCCGACTCGGTGGCCAGCACGTGGCGCATAAGCCGGCTCAGCAGCTCAGGCGAATCGATGCCGGCATTGAGCAGTTCCAGCTCCAGGGCTGAGCGCAGAGACAGGTACGACTGGCGGTTGATCTCGATAGCCATCACGGCCACCCGAACACGTCGCCCAGGAACGGCGTGCCCTTTTCGTTGGTGACAGTGGTCCAGACGCGCTCAGGCTTGCCGCCCTGCTCTTTGTGCTGCTCCAGGGCCTGGAGCGTGGCCACAACTTGCTGTTGCAACACGGACTGATTCACCGCCGCCATGGCACGCTGGCGAAGCTCAAGCGAGCGGCGTTCACTCGGCGAAAGACGCACACCCTGAAGGCTGTTAATCAAGGTCATGACCGAGCCCACACGCCCAGGACGTGAATCAGGGTGACGGCACCGGCGAGCAGCGCGAGAACTTCGAGAGTCGGCGCAATCATGCCGCCACCAATTGCAGATGACCGACAGGCTTCCGGTACCAGCTCGGCGCGATCAGATCGAAAGTCTTAACCACCTCGCGAGCCTCACGAACGAAGACCAGCGAGTTACGGGTCACATCAAATGGCTGGCGGATATCAATGCCGATCCGATTCAAACGCGCAGCATGTTCTTTCACCTGGCGCTTATGAAAATCGAACTTGCCACCAGTTGCCCACTCCAGAGCATAAGAAGCAGTTGTCCGGGCGGCCTTCGGAGTGTCCACAACCTTTTCCAACAACAACTGATCGGAGATCGAAGCGAGGTCCATAGCAGTCACCTTTAAGCGGGAATCCAGGGCCAGGAATTCGTCATGCAGCGGCTCAAACCGGCGTTCATCGAAAAGGCCCCAATAGCGGAGGTTCAGGCGGGCAAGAAATTCGCTCTTTAGCTCTTGCTCAAAGCGCACCACGCCATGTTCAAGGCAGTAGTCACGCAGTTGTTCGGCATAGCGGCACTCTTCGGATTCAGGGCCGAACTCCCGACGCATCCGAGGCAACAGGTGCTGTTCAAGCTCAAAGGCCTTGTCATAGACCTTGAAGTAACGGAGCCGCGCACCCTTGTCGGCCCCCTTTGTCGTCCAACTCACAGTCCGACCGTTCGGGAAGAGAAACGGGATCAACCGGCCATAACGAACACTGGAAAGACCACGCAAATAATCGAGCTGATTCCCCTTCCCTACCCCGACATTGCTAGTCAGGTGAATCATGGTGATCACCGCACCATCAGCCACCCAATCACCCGGCTTCGCGCCCGACGCACCGTCACGCAAGAAAATTTCACGGCAGCGTGTGAAGCCCGGAAGGCCACGCTCCGCAAGCAACCGGTTGTAAACAGCGATGCACTGCTCGATGCGGGTGTAACCCCAAAGATTGTCCCGGCGATTGATCCGGGATGGGTTGCCCTCAACCGTGACCTTGCGCCCCTGGACACTGATAGAAACCGTTGTGGAGTAACTGCCTTCGTGAGTTATGCGCGGCTGGCTTGTCGCCAGATGCTCACCAGTCAAGGCATCGACAGTCATGCGGAATACGTCACTCACGACCGGAAGGTCGTACGGAAACTCCTGAGTAACGCTTAACCAATCAATGAACATCGACCACCCCAGGCTGTCCTAGCACCCCTGTAACAACGTTACGTGTTACAGGCAGGGGGATTTATACCTCAGTAACTTGTAACAGCGCAACACGTGCCAGAATAACGCCCACCACTTGTGACAGGTAACGGTGCATGTCGAAGGCATATCGAGTACGCGACAAATTCGTCGACGAGGTGAAAGACCGCCGCGTGAAAATGATCATTGAGACCAAGGACGACGTCCGGGAATCGGACCTAATCAACGCGACGCTATGGAAGTACCTGGACAAGATCACGACTAAGGACGTGCTTGAATTCCGGGAAGAGTTCGGCTCAAAGGAGTGATCACGGAGTGCGGGATTCCGCACCGAAGTGGGGGTGTAACAGCACCCCCACCCCTCCGGGGCCAGATCGGAGCCCCGCAAACCAACGGAGAAACACATGGGTTTGCACGACAGGGAATGGTTCAACGAAAGCCGGCACAAGCCCAAAAACGCCACCAGCGCACCGCAGCGGCCTCGCAGAGTCCTGTTCATCCACTATCTGGCCGGGTTCTGGCCGGGCGTCCTCATGGGCTTCCTGGCAGGCCTGACTGTCGGCCTGCTGATCAGCTAGGCGGACCGTCCGAAAGGTCGTAAGGGCGCTGCCCTTACTATCCCGCTCTTCGCCAGAGGGTCAGAGGGCAGGGGGAGAAAAGCTTCCCCCTACCCTATGACCGGAGGCTGTTTCAGTGGGTGCAACGTCAAGTGTTCGCTTCGCCCGGCGCTCCGTTCGACGCGACAAGTCGCGACGAGCCGGTGCGGCGGCACCTGACAGGGACAGATCGGAGGGGGCTGCTAGCAGAAAGCAAGATCCAGGACGGATCCCGCGGGAAAATTTGCTAGCACATTTCGACCTAGTGCAGCAGCTGCAGAACGAAAACTGCTAGCGGCGACGATACCCAGGCCGCAGCGGGTTGTCCGACACAAGCATGTCACGCTGCCCCGCGATCTCAGCCAACTGCACAGCAGCGGCATGAGCATCAGCCAACACGCCCTGGAACACACCGAGGGTCTCGCGCAGCGACCGAATCTCTTCCTGCATCTCTTCGATGCGATCGCGCTGATGAAGCATCAACTCAATACCGGCGATGAACGCCTGACTGCCGGTGCCCTTGCCGGTGGCAAGCTTGGCCTGGCGCACCAGGTCTTCAGGAACATCGCGAATGGTCAGCAGCATAGCTTTCTCCCTGCTAGCAGAAACGTTCCTGGAGCACATGCACCAGGTCAAGAAATGCTAGCAGTTCCATCGAGACGATTGCTAGCAATTTTCGTCCTGGTGCTCGAGCTCGAGGACGCAAAACGCTAGCAGATGGCATCGCATAACGGACGTTACGTGTAAATCACCAGTCCGGAGCTAGGCGCATTTTCCGGACTGGTGACTCTCCCCTCGGTCGGGCTGCGCCTAACGTAACGTCTGCACATTATGCGAAGCCA